AGTGATGCTTGGATTAATATTGCTTATGGATCTGTAAGGAGTGGTAAGACTATTGCCTGTAATGCCCGGTGGATTGAATTTGTTGACCAGTCAGATAGTGATGAATTCCTTATATCGGGTAAGACTTCACAGTCCTTGAAACGTAATGTTATCAAACCATTAATTGCAATGCTAAACACTGATGGTTATCAACATCAATATAGGCAGCATGATGGTGAATTAATCATTGAGGATAAAACCTGTTATGTGATGGGATTCAATGATGAGAAAGCTGTTGATGTTATTGCCGGTATGAGTGTTGGTGGATGGTATGCTGATGAGATAGCAAGATGCCCACAATCAGCTGTTGAAATGGCCATATCACGTTGCAGTGATATTGGAGCTAAAATGTTCTGGAACACAAACCCTGATAGTCCTTATCATTATTTGTTCACTAATTACATTAACAACCATGATTTATTAAAAGCAGGAACTGTTAAAACTTGGAAGTTCCTTTTAGATGATAATCCTAATCTTCCATTGGAATATGTGGAAGAATTGAAACGTGTTAATCAGAAATCTGAGGTATTCTATAAAAGGAATATACTTGGAGAGTGGGTTATTGCTGAAGGAGCAATCTATGATAGTTTTGACACAACTCAAAATGTTTTCACATGGAATTATCTTAACAATGAATTTCCGGCAGATCAACAAATTCATGAAATTAACATCTGCTGCGACTACGGTGTAAGTACAGTCACTACTTTTGGTGTGATGGGTATTCATAGAGATATCAATCAGGGAAATAACTATTATCTTCTTGAGGAAACCTACTATGATGCTGAAGATATTGGAGTCACACAATCAGATAGTGAAAGAGTTGATGATATTATCGGATTACAGGATAAGTACGAGTTAAATGAGAACAGTACATTATTCCTACCTCACGATGCAGCAAGTCTTAAAACCGCTTGTCAAAAAGACAACCGACTCAAATTAAAAGTTAAAACCTACGCACCAGACACATATGAAGACATCAAAAAAACTCAAGACTTATTCAACAACAACAGATTCTTCATACACCAAGACTGCACCAACAGCATAAGTCAAGCTCAAACTTACAGCTGGGATAAAAAAGCCCAACAAAAAGGCGAAGACAAACCATTAAAAATAAATGACCACTGTCCCGACATGTGGAGAGGCGGACTATACGGACCAAGAGAAAAAACTGTACCAGCAACACCATTAGGTGTAATTTACTTCTAAAGGAGAAATTATTAATGTTAAACAATTTTACAATGAACTTAAAATCAAGGTTCCGGAACCTGGTAATGCCAGTAATCCGAAAACCTTACATGAATAGTTTATTCCAACAATACGTTAAAGATTATCATTTCATTTTCAATAGTGTTAATAAAACTGCGGGACATTATAGTTTCTTCAGAGAAGCTCAAGACAATCCGTATGTTTACGCATGTGTTAATGCGATTAGTGACACTTTCTTGATTAATGGTTTCCGGATAAATAATCCTGATGAATTCCAGACAAATATTAATAACGTCAGATACTTGACTAATTTGTTTAATCATCCTGAGAGTAATGACTCATCATTAACTTTCCCAGTTTTCATTAAGCAGATAGTTAATAGTCAGGAACTTGTTGGAGATACGTTTATTGAAGTTAATTATGAAGAATTTGATTATGATAATTCCAATTATCAGATTATGAATGGTTTACAATATGTACCGGCCAGTTTACTTCGTTGGTTTGATGATACTGAACAGTACGGATTCAGGAATAAACCTAATATACGTTATGAACCGGATGAACTGATTCATATTTATGAACCATCCACTGAGTTTAATGAAAGTAAATTTGGTGTTTCTAAATTGGAGAAAATACAGAAACCATTACTTATGATGTTTCTTGGTTTGGATTATAATCAGAAACTTATGGAGAATGAGGGTATTGATCCAACTGCATTATTAACATATCCTCAAGACATGGACGATGATATGTTTGCAATGGAAATTAGTAGATTGCAGGCTATGATTCAGGCACAAGTCCGGAAACATGGTGGTATGTTAATTGCTAAAGGAGCAACATATCAATCTGCTAATATGAATAATAAAGACATGGATTATGTTAATATGATGAATATGTGCAGAGACATGATAATATCATTATTCCGTGTGCCTCCAAGTATTGTGGGGATTATTGAAACTGCAAATCTGGGGTCTGGTAATGGTGAAGCTCAAAAGGAACAATTCAAAAATGTGATGAATGCCAAAGCCAAATTTTATGAAGCAGCATTCAATAAAGTATTGGGTCGTAATGGTTTTAATGAAGTGTTTAGTTTTAATGAGATTGATATTGAAGATGAATTGAAACGTGCTAACATTGAAGGTATGCAAGTCCGTGATGGTATACGTACGGTTAATGAAGTGCGTAAAGATTATGGATGGGACCCAGTAGACTGGGGAGATTACCCAATCAATAAT